TCCGTTATACTCGAAACCTTATTTTGGATTGGAATATCCGTTATGGTTATCTGTTGTTGGAATTGACAAACGTAAAAGACAAAGCAATCGCAGCGGACGAAGATTTCGTATCAGCCGCCGGAGTGATTAAGCCAAAGCAGTGGAAATCAATCCTTTATGATTATTTCGATCAATTAGCAAATCGTGCGTTAGTATCGGGTTCTGATTTTTCAAAAAATTCATTGGTGGTTGCCGTTGCTGACTCTAATCCTGACCGTTTGGAAACGTTTTTTCGCTACAAACGAACTGGAACTGTGCGTATTGCGTCAACTGATGCAGAGGCTAATTTTGCATTTTAACCATTAAAATAAAACAACATGGCATATACAGGTGGTGATTGCATTGAGGTGACTTGTAACCATCCAACGCTCGGGTCATTACGACTCGATCCAAAGGGGTCGGAGGATACCGAAATAGATTTTGGCGGGTATGTGGTTGCTGATGGTGATGATAGTGTCACTGGTTCGGGAACCAACATTAAGCAAATGAACCGCAAACGATGGAGTGTATCCGTTCCCCCTTGTGGTTGGTCTAAAGACCCTGACACGTTGCAGAAATTGCAGCTGATTCAGGACGACTTAAACGAAGCCCCTTGGACATTTACGTTTATCGATGGCAGCGTGTACAAAGGTACCGGCTCAATATCAGGTGATTTGAAGGGTAACAAGAACGCCGCAACAATCAACGGGTTTAAGGTTTCCGGAGGCGGAAAATTAGAACCAATTGCGTAACTTTAAGGCGGGGATGATTAGTTTTATCCCCGCTAAATTTTTTACAAATTAAACAGCAAAAAAATGAGTAAAGTATCAAATGACCAGGCAGTTAAAGACATTGAAAGATGGCTTGACGCAAAGAAAATTAAAGATCGCAAACGCGAACAAAATGCGGACTCAGAGGCCGTATTGGTTGACGCCATTATGGATGGTGATCTGATTGTCAATGATGATAATTCGTTGACGTTGAAACTAATTTGGCCAACTGCTGAAGGTCAGGGGGTTAGCACACTAACTTTCAAATCACGGTTGACGGTTGGCGAACGACAAGAAGCAACTAAGGGCATCAAGCCCACGGATGCAGAAGGCCGTTTGATCGGTTACGTTGCCGTGTTGACAGATCAGCCCGTTGGTGTTATTAAAAAATTAGAGTCCGGTGAGGACTACGAACGCGCATCCTCAATTGCTGTTTATTTTTTGTAGGAGAGGCCGAACACGGATTTGACAATGTGATCAGATCCGTGGTTCGGTTTTACAAGTGGCCGCCATTCGTGATAAACCGCCTTTATATTGACGATGAAGATAATGACGGGCTTTATTATTGGTATGATGACCTACTTGATTACAATAAGCAATTGAAAAGTAAAGAATAAACGATGTCAGTATTTTCAGCAGTCGCAAGATTTTCAGCCGTTGACCGTTTTTCATCCGTATTACAGCGAATGGAAGACCGAAACAAGCGCTTCGCAGCTAGTTCGTCGACCGCCTTTAAAAAGGTAGAGTCGGATGCAGAACGGTTGCGCGGGCGCGTGGCTGGGTTGTCTGGTCAATTCAAAAGCTTGTTAGCTGTTGTGTCAGTTGCGTCGGTTATGACAATTGGCGCAAATGCAGTTTTGGAATATGAAAAATCGCTTGCGTCACTGAGTGCCGTAACAGGCGTATCGGGCGAAGCGTTGGAAGCGATGGACAAGCAAGTTATGTCCATCGCTACTTCCACAAAAAAATCAAGCTATGACGTAGCCAAAGGTTTTGAGGTTGTCGGGTCTGCAATGTCGCAATACTTGGAAGATCCAAAGGCGTTAGGGCAAATAACAGAGGCCGGTATATTATTATCCAAAGCCTCAAAAATGCAACTCGAACCCGCATTGCAAAGCTTGACGGGGGCGATGAATCAATTTAATTTAGGGGCTGAATCAGCCGCCAAAACGGTCAATATTTTAACGGCTGGTGAAATAGTAGGACAGGTTAGCACTGAAAAATCTGTTGAGGCGTTGTCCAAATTTGGCGCCGTGGCAAACTCTATGAACACCACATTACCCGAATCTATTGCACTCATTCAGGTGCTGGGTAAAAAACTGCCAACCGAACAACTTGGAACCGCATCCCGTAACTTGCTTTTGTTCATGGACACGTCAAAAGGCGCATCGAAAGAGGCGTTAAAGGCGTTTTCCCGAAATGGTGTTAGCTTGGATGTGCTGGGGGATAAGACATTAACGACAGCAGAACGATTGCGCGAATTGAGCAAGGTTCAAAATGACGCTGTTGCGATGAGTGATATTTTTGGTAAAGAAAATATCACAGCAGGGAAAGTTATTTTTGATCAAATAGATACCTATGAAAAATGGGTTAAAGAGATTGGCGCAACAGAGGCGGCGCAAGCACAAGCAGCAAAAAACACAGCTACAATATCCTCAAAATTTGGTGAATTAAAATCAGCCTTTGAGAATGCAGTGATTGGGAGTACAAATGGCTCGATTGGAATGCGTATTTTTTCAGGTGTGTTGAGTGTTTTTGCCGATAATATTGGATGGATAATCAGTTTAGTGTTGGGGTTGGCCGCGGTTTTAATCCCCGCATATTTAGCATATAAACTAATAACAGCCGTTACACTGCTTTGGAATATCGGATTAGCTGCACAAGCTTTGATATTAGGTAAAGGGGCTATTGCGCTGAAAGGTAATATTATTGCACTGAAAGCATATAGGGCAATGGTTTATATGGCAACCGCTGTGCAGTGGGCATGGAATGCTGCATTAACAGCCAACCCAATTGGTTTAATCATCGTCGCAATTGTTGCTATTATTGCAGTTATTGCCTTGCTTGTAAAATATTGGGATACCATCAAAGCAAAATTCGAAGCAGCCCCAACGTGGGTTAAAGTCGCAATGATGCCTTTTATTTTTATGCTATCACCCATTTTGATATTAGTCAATACAATAAAGAAATTCATAAATGCGTGGGATGGCATCAAAGCTGCTTTCACGGATGGAGGAATTGCGGCCGGAATGCAGAAATTAGGGGGTGTTTTATTGTCCGCATTGATAGACCCGTTAGTTTTCTTTTTGAAACTATTGGCAAAAATACCCGGATTAGGTTCAATAATCGACCCTTTAGTTTCAAAAATAGAAGGCTTTCAAACCAACGCAGAGGGTGGATTTGGCGTTGATGAAGATATTGCAGCTAAGAAAGCGGTCAATACTGAAGCCACACAAAATCAGGTACAGTCAGAAATTGTGAAAGAGAACAAACAAACTGTTGACATCAGTGTTAATGACCCTGCGAATAGACTGAAAGTAAACAGCGGAACTGGTGCAGTGCCGGTAAAAGTAAATGGGACAACAGGGAAATTTTAACATATGGACATAGGCATTTACGAAACATTAAACGGCGGTGATATGTCACTACAAAACGGTGACATATGGGCAACCATGAGCCTGTGGAATCAGATATATATCGGGTTGTTCGGTGGTAATGTGGCGCAATTAACCGATGACAATGCCGGCAAGGGAGAGCAGCGAAAAGACTGGTGGGGAAATCAGTTTTTAAAAGCCAGCCCGGGCGAATATAACAATTCGACAACCGAACTAACATTAAACACGGTTCAATTAAACAGTTCAGGACGGGTTAAGATTGAGCAAGCGGTTAAGAGTGATTTGGCTTTCCTTTCGAAATTGGGCAAAGTTGACGTGTTGGTTTCAATTCCTGCAATTGATTCAGTGTTAATTGAAATAGGGATAACAGAGCCGAATAATATTGAAGATAAACGTTTCCGATTGCTTTGGGATGGCACGCGCTCAACTGAAATAACAGGTGTTGATACTGACATAAACGGGGGTATAATTTCGCAAATGTGGATTTTAAGAAATGGCATTTGGGATGATTTTGGTAAATGGTTTGATAACGAATACTGGCAAGACAACGCATGAACACACCTAAACTAAGCGAATTACAAGCCTCTTTGATGAGTGCTTTTGAAACAAGATTTGGAACTATCAACAGGGGATTAAAGGCCGTATTCCGCACGTTATCGCAGGTCGTCTCGGGTGAAATACGCCTTGTTTATTTATACGGGGGAGAGATTCAGCGCAATGTATTTCCTGATTTGGCCGAATCGGAATTGAATGGGGGGACGCTTGAGCGCTTTGGTCGCGCTCGATTAGGCCGCGACCCATTCCCACCATCGCAGGGGCTTTATTTGGTTGACGTGACAGGTGTGTCAGGTGGTGTAATTCGCGCTGGCATAACGTTTA